GTGCCGCCGTAGTCGCTGGCCCCGTAGTTGCCGTCCCCATAGTTCTCGGGGTTGTAGTTGGCGTCAACGTTGATGTCGATGGGCGCTGAGTAGGCATCCTGGTAGTCGATGCGGTACTGCACGCGGAGTTGGTGGCTGCTGATGTACTTCCCCAGGAAGTAGGCGTGCCACACCTTCTGCCAGGCCTGCATATAACCCGCCATCTTCACCCACGCGGTCTCGATGACCATCGGGATGTGGCGGTTGTCATCAACATACGTGCCGATGGTCTCAGCGAACACGCGCCCGTCCGTGCGGAGGTAGTGATAGACGCCGCCGACCACCGCGCCATCGAGCCCTTCGTGGTTCGTGTAGCGCGACCACTGCTGACGCTCGTAGTCCCACAGGAGCGTCGACCCCGCGTCGGTCAGGAAGATGACCTGGTGACGGTCGGGCAGGAGCGTTGCGCGCGTGATGCGCTGGTCCTTGTATGCGTAGACGTCGTCGCCGATGGGCCGAATGCTGCGGTCGCGCCCGACCAGGAAGATGCCCTTGCTCGACTGGAACACGATGCCGTTCGGCGTCTGCGCGATGCTGGTTGCGCTCGAGCATCCGACGTCCGAGGTGAGCAACGCGGCCGGCGTGAAGCTGTCCTGTGTGACCTGTCCGCCATCGGCGAGTGGACCTGGACCACCGAAGATGTAGATAGCCGTCTCTTTGAGCACCACGATGGCGTCGTCGAGCACGGCTAGCCCCACGATGGAACCGCCGAACGGGTCAACGAGCAGCGACAGCGGGTTTGGTGCCTCCAGACCGGTGTCGTCGGCGCGCTGCTGCGAGAACCTCACGAGGTTCGGGTCGCTCGGGTCGGTCCAGTAGATGCGCCCCTTGCCAGTTGCGATGGCGCCGCCCGCCCATGGCTCCGGGTCGTTCGAGAGGATGCCACCGTTCGTGTAGAGCGGTTCACGGAGGATGAGGTTTGCGTCAGTTAGATTGTCGGTGAGCGTGACCGTGTCTGCCGTCGTCGAGTTCTCCACGTAGCGGTTCGCACCTGTGGAGTTTTGTGGAGACGTGTCGGTGATGCGAAATAGCTCAATGGTCGCATCGGTGCCCGTCGCGCCAGCGACGGAGCGCGCGACACAGACTCGCACGTGGTCTCGCGACGTCAGCCGGTAGGTAGGGATGGTGATTGAGACGAGATAGGGTCCGTCGGTTACAGTCACCAGCACCTTGTTCACGGGCCCGGGATGCAGTTCGCCCTGTGCGTCGACGTGTTCGTACCACCATGCATAGAGGTACGTGCCGGATGGAACCGCGCCTGCTCCACCGTTAGTGAACTTCGACGACAACGCGATGGTTGCTCCGAGGTCAGTGTATCCGGTATCCGGCGCGCAATGGATGGTCGCCTCGGACCACTGGTTCCCGTCATACGCGGATGGGCACGCGCCAGCCATGTACATGTTACGGCCGAACTGAACGCTCTGGAACGCGCCGTCAGCGTCGAAGTCGAGCGTTGCTAGCTTGATGCCCTGCTCGCTGAACTGGTCGCCGCTCGAGTTTGCGAGCTGGATGCGATAGAGTAGCGGGATGACATGCTCGCGTGCGTTGGCCTCCGTCGCCGCGTTAAGCCTCGTCACCGACGGCAGGAACGGGATGGGAAGGAAGCTGCTACCGTTCGGTCTGAACAGCGCACCGGCCGACTCTCCTGGCAGTAGTCGCGCCGCGACCATCGTATGCGCGGACCCGCCAAATCCAGCCGAACTTGATAACCGCACAACGGCTACGTACGGGAACAGCTTGTATGCCTTCACGACAGCAACGTAGGTTTGACCGTAGAACACCGTTGCCGTTGGATCAGGGCCATCGAAGAACGCGCGTGACGCCAGACAATGGCCTAAGAGTACCTCCTCTGGTTCTGAATCATACGTCGTGCTTCCTACGAGCAGACGACGCCGCAGAATGGAATGGAGGTCAGTGTTATCGAGTCCATCACCGACTTCGACCACGGCATCGAAGTAGCAGTAACTCTGCCCGCCGTTCTGGAGCAGTCCATCGCTCTCTCCAAACGCTCCGGTGATACGAACCGCAGTGGTCGTGTCAACGATGCTGGCCATCGCGCGCACCAAATTGAGCGACGAATCTACGAACGACACCTGCAACGTGGCACACCCGAACACCGCAGCCATGGTCCCGTCGGGGCCAACCGCGAGCGCTGCGTGGTTCAGTATTGGCCCGCCAGAACCGATAGTCAGCGTCGCGACCGATGGGAACCCGCTAACAGGTGAGCCGAGGGTTCCGTAGCTCGTGATGACGCCGATGCGGAACGTCGTCGCGGACGTCACCCACATGATGTACGCCTGCGTAGGTGCAGGCATGGCCATCGATACCGCATCGTATGCGTAGTAGTTAGGATCGATGTCGTCCAGCAATACCGACGGCACCGGCACCGTCTCCGGAGTCGCCGGGTTGACTACTGCGATGAGAACCTCGTTGAGGTCTTCGCGTACCCACATCACGCATAGCGTCGAGTCCGTATTTACACACCTCACTTTGTGCGCGTTCGTATTCGAGTCTAGCTGCGTATCCTGGAGCAGCACGCGCCCGGTCGCGTCCTCGATGACCGAGCACCATACGCCGCCGCGCGAGTCCAACCATCCGAGCAGGCGGATGCCAGAGATGACCGCCGAGTCAGGTCCGTATTGCGCAGTGCCTGAGCGAGCGATTGGGTGCGTCGTTGCCTGCACGCTCGCGACGTCGCCGATGCTGCTCCATGTATCCGACGACGGGCGATAGCTGTAGCTCGCCGAGTCGGTAGATATCACGAGCTCGCCATCGCGCTGACCGAACCCGCGCGCGTTCGCGTAGGTCGCCGACGCGTTGTCCACGAGCTGACCGAGCGCCCGGTAACCGTTCCGCTTCGCGAGGGCGTTCTCCTTCGTGAACGTCGCGTTCTGGAGGTCGAGCAGCTTCGCGGCCGGAACCTGCTTGGGGTCCATCTTGGTTGACACACCACCCGCGAAGCTGATGGTGGTCGATGCCTTGCGGAGCGCCATGACTACGACTCCGTATAGGTGACTTCGAGACCGTTGAACTCATCTCCGGTCGTACCACCGCCAGTCACGTTGAGAACATACGCACGACCATTCGTGATGGTGTGAGTCAACCCCGTGACGGTGAAGCTAACGAACCCGGGGTTGTTGCGGCTATCGGTCTGGGCGCTACCGATGGTAGCCAGGCCGCCGCTCGACTCGTCATAGTAGGAGAGTGTCGCTGTGATGGTCCCAGTAGCAGAAGTCTTGCGATAGTAGAATGTCCACCCAGTAATTTTCGTCGTGACTCCGGCATGCGCGGTCAGGTTCACCGGATAGGACAGGTTCCCTGTAGTCGTCAGCACCGACCACTTCTGCCCGTCCCACGACGACGGCCCGGTGCCGCCACCTGTCTGTCCAGTCGCCGATGATGCACTGACGAAAAGCGTCTTGGGCCCGGTTTCGATGAACGTCGCGCCCTTGATGATGCCCGTAGATACGTTCGCTGTGATGTCCGTGGTCGACGTCACTGGTCCGGTGAATGCGTTCGAGAACGTGAGGACGCCAGCGCTCGAACTCTGAATGGCCAGAGTAGAGCCAGGCAGAGCGCCCGGGAAGGTCAGCGCGTAGCTCGCCGCCAACGCGGCCGGTGATTGCAACCTAATGCGCTGCGTAACGCTCGCTGCGGTCTCGTAGATGTCCACGTCACCGACGCGGATGCGCGCCCACGGACGCGGAGAACCCTGCTGTTGGAGCCAGTAGCTATCCGTCGCATCGTCGAACGACAGCAGTGCGCCGACGCTGGCATAGTCGCCGCCAATGCCGCCTACCACCGAGACATTAATGGTCGAGCCCGACGTGATTTGGACGTTCGTTCCGCTGCTGTTGCGGAAGTAGAGGTTGTTGGAGTCGCTGCTGTTCGCGAACAGCATGTTCGTGTACGAGGTTACGCTCGATGCTGCGGTCGGCGTCGTCGCGAACCCCTTCGCGCCCGTGATGGCGTACGCCGTTCCCGAGTACGCCCACGCGACGTCCGCGTTGATGCGCAGACCCGCCGAAGGAACGGGGACGCCCTTGCCCGTCGTGTGGTCGTGCACGTCGATGGTGTCGAAGATTGTATCGAGAATGTCTCCCCAAACGTCGCTGCTCCCGTGCAGCGTCGGGTAGACCAATCCCATGTTCGGGCTCGTCATCTGAACACCTCCACGATTGCCTTGGGCTGATTCACACCGACGACCGTGATAACGACCTGCTTGTCACCACTCGCCGCGAAGGACCACGCGAACGAAGCATCCGCGACGGTCGGCGTCAGGGTCGCACCGCGCGCCGCGGCAGAGAGCCCGTGGTTGATGCGGTTCGCTCCCACTACGAGGTCGACCACGAGGATGTTGCGCTCGTGCTGCGACAATGCGCCAAGCTGCGCCGTGATGGCGTCGTTCGCGCGGCTCGCCGATTCCCAGGTGGGGACCTGGTGCGGCGAGACCTGCTGACGCTGGGGCGGGCGTCGGACCTTATCGACCGGCATCACCACTCCTCGTCGTAGTCGACGTCCACTGGACCGAACGGGTTGTACATGAGCGGGGCCGAAGCATCACGCCCGTCGGCGGCATCGCGCACGCGGAGGGTGAGCCGGTTGATTTCGCGCTCAATGTCATCGGTCGGCAGTTCCTCGCGGCGCTTGCAGCGCAGGAGGGCGAGCTGAATCACGAGCTCCTCGTAGCCGTTGATGCCGTCGAACGTGTCGCCGTCCGCCGAGAGCAAGGTGAACTCGGGGACGTAGAAGATGCGCAGCGTCTCGCCCGTGGTGGGCGTCGGCATGAGCACGACGTTGCCCTGCTCGAGACGGTAGCGGTAGCGCTTGCCAACGACCTGTGACCCGACGGCGTGCGAGGCCGACAGGTCGAGGGTGGACAGTTTGCGGTAGCCCGATGGCGCCGTGGAGTCGACAACCTCGAGCTTGCGGAGCTTGTAGAAGTCGGAGGGCAACGCGACCGTGTCGGCGTTCGCCGTGACGGTCAGATTGGCGCGGGTGACGTAGTAGTCCGCCCATCGCTGCACGAGAATGTCATAGGTCTCGCTAATGGCTTCGTTGATGGCCTCGGTGAGAATCGCCGACGTGATGTCCGCGGAGTTCTCATACGCGCCACGCTGCTGTACCGAGGTGCGTAGCTGAAGCAATGTCCGGGTGCGAGCCATGGTGGATTCTCGTGCAGAGGGAGCTGGCTACGTGTTCGAGTCCTTCATCACGATGGCCACGCGGATGTGGTCGCTCGTCGTCGGGTCCGCGACCGCGCTCGAGCTCGCACCGTCGCGAACGTCCAGCGTGATGGTCTTGGCCGATAGCGACCACGTCCGAATCGTGGCGTACAGCGTGGTGCCGGACGCGTTGTAGATTTCCGGCACGATGTAGAGGATGTTGGTCAACTGCTTCAAGGTAATAACGAACAGGCCGGTCGACGTGCGGGTGCACGAAGAGAACAGGTTGTCCGTCGTCTTGAGGTTGGTCGTGGCCTCCACCGTGAGTGCAGACGTCGCAGCGCCCACGGCACCGACGACGCCAACGATGGCCCCGGTAGAGAACGACTTGATGGTGCCCGATGCACCGCGGGTGAGCTGCGCCATGGTGGTTGCTCCTTACGCGAGGATTCCCACGCACCCGTAGCCGGGAACGCGGTCGACGAAGTTGATGTACTCGCCGATGCGAGCCTCGTAGCCGTCGAAGGCCTCCGAGACCTTGATGATGCTGCCGGCGCGCTTCTGAAGGAAGTTGGGCGCCGGGCCGGCCGAGAACATCGTCAGGACGTTCCAGTCAAGCATGTACGTGCGGTTGACCGGGCACATGCGGTCGGTCATCAGGGTCACGTCGTGACCACTGAAGTTGACCTGGAACCCGCGGTAGCCGATTTCCGCATCGGACCCGTCGAAGTTGACTGCCTTCAGCGTGACCCAGCGACCGTCGAGCTGCTTCGAGAGCGTCGCGGCGGTGATGGGGTGCAGGAGGGCGATGTCCGGCGAGCCACCCATGTTGTCGATCTGGGCGGCCATGTCCGTGTAGAGCTCGTTGAGCGGCGCACCGACCGACGAGTTGTCGATGCGGAGCCCGCCCATCATCTCGGCCTCGGCCGTGCGGTCGACACCGAAGAACGACGTGCTCGACGGCGCCGAGTCCGGGATCCAGTCGGCGAGACCAGCCGGGGCCAGGCCGAAGTCACCCTTCAGGAAGATGTAGTCGTTCTGCGCCGCGGCCGGGATGCCGGTACTGATGTTGCTGGTCAGGGTGATGGTGCCCGTTCCGGTCGACGTCGGCTGACGCGAGATGGCGGACACCGTCACGGTGCCAGTGCGGACCGATCCCGACGTGCCATCCGTGCTCGAGAGCTGGAGGATATCTGACTTCGTGACAGCCCACGTGCCCGCGGCGTCGTCGATGACCATCGCGGTCGTCGCGAGGTTCGAGTTTGTCGTGCGCCCGATGGCGCCGCCCTTCGAGCGGTAGAACCGGAAGTTGATCCAGTTCGCCTCGGCCTCGATGCCCTTGTCGAACTCGTCGAACGCCGGCTCGAACGCGTCCATGTTACCGGACGCGGTTGCCTCGATGGTCTCGTTGTCCACCTGCGCAAGGCGGTAATGCTTGGCGCGGGTGACTTCCCACGCCTCATACTTGGAGAAGTTGTTGGACGCGCTCATGGCCGTCGGGAAGTCCGACGAGCCACCGCCAGCGTATCCGAACTGGAACGGCTGGACCCACTTGCGGCCACCGCCCGGCTGCTTGCTCGACTTCTTGAGCATGCCGAGAGCGGGGTTCTTCTGGAAGGCGATGTTGGGAACAGCCAGGGGGCTGTAGTGATCCTTGAGCATCGGGTCGAAACCCGTTAGGTCGAGTCCTGCAGACATGGTAGCTGGTCACTTTCTCGGCGAGTGACCTTCGAACACCGTCAGTCTCGGAAGACCAGCTTCTTCATGCTGGCTCGTCGACGTTCCTCATTCGTCATCGGCTTGGCGGGATTGCCAGTCGGTGGCTCTTGGGCTTGACCGTTCGTGAGCGTCATCGTTGCGCGGCTACCTGGCGCGCGGTCCTGGGTCGATGTCTGCTGTGGCGGTTGCTTCGGTTGAGGGGGCTCCGGGGTTAGAAGGTGCTTCCGCTTGCCGTAGTACGCGGAGGCTTGAGACTTGAGCAGGTCATTTGCCCGCTGGGCGATAGTAGACCACGAATGCTGGACGTTCGGTTCGGTTTCCAGCACCTTCGCGGCGAACTTGTGGAGGAGGACATGCGGGTCATCCTCGGCCATCAGCCAAGGGTACTTGTCCTTCACCTGCTCGAGCTGGGAGCGCAATCCCTCTTGCTCTTGCCGGTCACGCTCGGCGGCAGCGCGCTTGGCGTCCTCGGCCTCGCGGTCCTTGGTCATCTTCTCGAGCTTCTTGTTGTGCTCGCGGATGGTCCGCTCGGCGCGCTGCGTCGCCATGCGGGCGCGCGCCTCGGGCGGGACCTCGAGTCCGAGCACGGATCCGGTCAGGTCCGACACGACGTCCATCGCGTAGGACTTCACCTTGTCATCCGAGTCGAGCCCGTGAGCCTCGCGGATGAGCTGCCGCACGGTGTCGGCGGGGTCGTCCTTGAAGCGGTCCGCCCATTCCTTGTGGGCCTTCTCGCGCTCGGCCAGCTTCGCCTCGCGCTCATCGAGCATGCGGGCGCGCTCTTGCTGGAGCTCGTAGAGGACGTGGGTTTCAGGCGAGGCGCCGGCCGCTGACGGGGACGGGGGTGCCGCGGATGGCGCAGCGGCAGGCTCGTCAGCGACCGGCGAATCAGTGATAGCGGGGACAAGTTCGTCGACCGAATCCCCGGGCTTGATGCGGAACTTACCCTGCTCGCCGAAGGCCTGCTCGAACGCGGCGCGCGTGGTCTGCTGACGCTGGCGCGTGAGCCGGCGCGGCGTGTCGTCCTGGCCGCCGAGCTGCTGCTGGTCAGCGAAGTCGTTGCGCGGCGGCGGGGCGTCGTTCGTTGCGATGGCCGGTTCGTCGGTGTCGAAGTCAGACATGGTTCACGCTAATCCCTGGGGCATGAGTGGGTTGGGAGTCGGCAGGCCAGGCGCACCCTGCGGACCCTGTGGTCCGGGGATGAGCTGCTGGGTCATGGGAAGTGGGATCCGGTC